CTCAGATACTGGCCCATACTAAGGAAAAATCATGCAAATTGCAATCTTAACTAGCCCCATTACAGTAGGCGATTATCGTGAACTGTTTAGCAATACATCGTTTAACTCAAGTGGCCCAAGCGATGAATTCTTGACTGCTAACAATGCTAAGAAGGTTAATGCTTTCAAAGCCCATGACCGACTGACTCAGAAGTTGGTTTCATGCTCTGCCTATGACGATGGTGAATTTGTTTCTGTTGTCCAAGTGGCTGACATGAGTGCTGAAGAAATCCAAGCAGCTAAAGACTCTGCAATGGCTAACATTCGTGGTCAACGTAACCAGTTACTCAAGGATTGTGATTGGACTCAGATTGCTGATTGCACTATCCCTAAGAAGGCTGAGTGGACAACATATCGTCAGACTTTGCGTGATTTGCCAAGCACTATCACAGAGCCTCGCACCTTTACTGATTGGCCTCATAACCCTGATTGGGTTGATATGTCTATCATTTGAGGTAAGTAATGAAAGACGAAGTTACTCACGAGCACATCTATGATCGCTTACTGGCTGTAGAGTCCAAAGTAGATAACATAGAGAAGAATACACAACAGGTTGTTCAAGCCTTCAATGCTGCATCAGGTGCTTTTCAAGTACTTGAATGGATCGCTAAAGCTGTGAAACCTATTATCATCATAGGTGCTTTCTTTGGAGCTATTTGGTTAGCTATCGACAGTAAATTTCATGGAGTTAAATAAAATGAACCTACCTACACGTGGTCAGAGAACAGCTAAGAACAAGATGAAGAAGGTTATGGGTGAGTACAAAGAAGGTACTCTCCACAGCGGTAAAGGCGGCCCTGTGGTGAAGTCTCGTAAACAAGCTATTGCTATTGCTATGAGCGAAGCAGAACAAGCTAAAAAACGTAAGAAAAAGTAACTATTTTGCTTGACAATAATACAAAAGTATGTTACCATATTAATTAAGTATAAGGAAGATAATGGCTACGACATATCTACAGTTGGTAAACAACGTATTGATACGCTTGAGGGAGACTGAAGTATCGTCAGTTAGTGATACTCCTTATAGTTCCCTTATGGGTGTATTTGTTAACGATGCTAAGAGAGAGATTGAGGATGCCTACGATTGGAATGTCCTCACACAAACCATTGTAATCCCTACAGTGGCTAATACTCGTAACTATACACTGACAGGTTCAGGTCAGAGGTTCCGTACTGTAGATGTCTTAAATGACACTCAAGATGTACCTATGAGAGCTGTAGCTACTAACTGGATGAATAGACAGTACTACTTAGGTAATGTACAGAGTGCAGCTCCGGTGTACTACAACTACAGCGGTATCTCCGGTGATGATACTCAGGTGGATATATGGCCTCGTCCTGATGGTGAATACTCATTGAGGTTTGAGCTAGTTATCCCTCAGGCTGACTTAACAGCCAATGCTGATTCTTTGTTAGTTCCTCATCACTTAGTACAGATGTTAGCCTACGCTAAAGCTGTTGGTGAACGAGGTGAAGACGGTGGTACAGCTTTCAGTGAGGTTTATCAACAATATCGCTTAGCTTTGGCAGATGCTGTAGCCATTGAGCGTAACAGATACGATGAAGAAACTACTTGGGTTGATGTCTGATGGTAGCTAAAATCTTAACCACAACTGTAGCAGCTCCCGGCTTCATGGGGTTGAATACACAGGATAGTTCAGTCTCTCTAGAGGCTGGCTATGCTACTGTGGCTAATAACTGTGTGATTGATAAGTTTGGACGTATTGGTGCTCGTAAGGGATGGTCTACATCTCACGCATCTAATAGTGACTTAAGCGATGCTGAAGTTAAAGCTATCGGTGAGTTAATTGATAACGCTGGTAACTCATACATTATTGCTGCTGGTAACAATAAACTATTCAAGCTTGTAGGTACAACACTATCACTGTTAACCTACGGAGGTGGCGGTACAGCCCCTACAATCACAAACAGTAATTGGCAGATGGCTCCGTTGAATGGAGTTTTATACCTCTACCAAGCTGGACATGATCCATTAGTGTTTGACCCTGCAGTCAGCTCAACTACATTTAAGAGAGTATCTGAGAAGAGTGGTTATGTAGCTACAGTGTCCAGTAACAACTGTGTTATCAGTGCCTATGGTCGTACATGGTCAGCTAATAATGCTACAGTTAAGAGTACCATTCAGTTCTCAGACTTACTATCAGGTCATGTCTTAAGTACAGGTACAGCTGGTACATTGGATGTATCTCAAGTGTGGCCTAATGGTGCTGATGAGATTATATCTTTAGCTGCACATAATAACTTCTTGATTGTCTTTGGTCGTAGACAGATTCTTATCTACTCCAATGCTACTGACCCTAATAATCTAACATTGTCAGATGCTATCACAGGTATTGGCTGTGTAGCTAGAGACTCAGTAGTAGCCACAGGTGGTGATGTAATCTTCTTGTCTGACTCAGGTGTACGTTCATTGATGCGTACCATTCAAGAGAAGTCAGCTCCAATGAGAGACATCAGTGCCAATGTACGTGATGATATTGTACTGGAGGTTAGTCTTGAGACTTCAGCTGATATTAAAGCTATATACTCAGACAAGGAAGCTTTCTATCTGTTAGCTTTACCAGCTCGTCAGTTAGTGTACTGCTTTGACATGAGAGCACCTCTACCTAATGGTGCTAACAGGGTTACAACATGGGATGGTTTAGTTCCCACAGCTTTTAAGTACACTCGTAATAAAGACTTACTGTTTGGAAGAGCTGGATACATTGGTAAGTATGATGGCTACAAAGACAATGCTAACTCATACTTGATGAGATACTACACTAACTACTTTGACTTCCAGTCACCAACTGTGATTAAGATTATGAAGAAGGTAGGCGTAACAGTTATTGGTGGTGGTGGTTATCCAGTTACTTTAAGGTTTGGCTTTGATTACAGTGATATTTTAAACACTAGACAGTTTGACTTAGCCAATGCTGCAGTAGCTGAATACAACATAGCTGAATATAACATTGGTGAGTATGGTGGTTCAGCCTTTGACAATAAGATTATTAACATTGGTGGTTCAGGTAAAGTTATTCAACTTGGCTTTGAAACCAGTGTATTTAATAAATCAATATCCATTCAGAAACTTGATGTCTATGTTAAGACAGGGAAGACACGATAATGAGTAACTATACAAAAGCAACTAACTTTGCAATCAAGGATAGCCTGAATACAGGTAATGCCGGAAAGATTATTAAGGGTACTGAGATTAACACTGAGTTTGATAACATTGCATCAGCAGTGAATTCTAAACCTGATGCTAATAACGGTGCACTCACAGGCACAGCCACTGCAGTAAACCTTACTGTCTCTGGTACTTTTACAGCAACAGTTGACGGAGGCACATACTAATGGCTGATTGGACAGACTTAATTGGCCCATTGTTGGGCACTGCAGGTAGTGTATATAGCTCTAATCAAGCTGCTAATGCTACCACTAACGCTGCTAACCAAGCTGCACAGGCTGCACAGTTCCGTCCTGTAGGAGTTACTACAAGGTTCGGTAAGTCAGGCTTTAACTATGACCCTACAACTGGACAGCTAGTCGGTGCTGGTTATCAAGTAGCTCCTGACGTAGCTGCAGCTCGTGAAGGTCTAATGGGCTTAGCTGGTACTGGTATCGGTCAAGCTCAGGGTGCACAGGCTCAGCAAGCTGGTATTACTCAAGCTGGTCAAGGTTTGTTTAACTTAGGTGCTGGCTACATAGCTCAGACACCTCAAGCACAAGCTCAACAGTACATCACTCAACAGCAACAGTTACTTGCTCCCGGTCGTGAACAAACACTGGCTAATCTGACCAATACACAGCAACAGCAAGGTCGTTTAGGTCTAGCTACTGGTGGTACGATGGCTGGCTACACTGCAGGTGCTCCCGGCTTACAAGCTACTAATCCTCAGATGGCTGCATACTACAATGCTATGGCTCAGCAAGATGCACAGTTGGCTGCACAGGCACAACAGGCAGGTCAACAACAAGCTACATTTGGTCAAGGATTGATGACAGGTGGTTTGAATCTTCAAGGTGCTGGTTATGGTTTGCAGACACAAGCTCTAGCCCCATATACTAGCTACATGGCAGGTGCTTCTAATATTGAAAACTTAGGTCAGAATGCTTTGACTCAAGGTTTAGGATTGGGTTCATCTATTACAGCAGGTTCTACAGCAGCAGCTAATATTCAGAATGCTGCAGCACAACAGGCAGCAGCTTTGCAGATGCAACGTAACAATGCTGTAGTTGGTGGCTTAACAGACCCTATCAGTCAGTTAATTAGTGGTTTATCTAGAGGTTCTGCAACACCTTATCAACCAGCTGCTGTTAGTGGCTACTACGGATATTAATAAGGAATAACATGGCAACACCACAATCAATACAAGGTTTGTTTGGAGGCATGGGTACTCCTGAGGAAATGCAACGACAGATGACAGAGCAAAAGGCTATGCAGTTTGCTACTATGACTCCTCAACAACAGACATCATATAACATCTATAAGAACACAGGTAACTTAGGTCGTGGTTTAGCTGGTGCTTTTGGTGTAGACGTACAAGATCCAGCTATCAAGAGAGCTACTATGCTTCGTCAGATGGCTTCTCAGTTTGATACTAACACACCTGAAGGTTTGAAGCAGATGGCTCAAGCTTTACAAAGCACAGACCCTGAGTTAGGTTTTCAAGTGATGCAACGTGCTCAGGCTATGGAAATGTCTCAGGCTAAATTAGGTTCTGAACAAGCACTTAAAACACAGCGTGAACGTGAAAGAGCAGCTGCAGATCCTTTCCAGAAGCTTCTAGAGACAGGTAAATATACTCCTGAAAGTCTTGCTAAATTTCAGGAGTCAGGTAAACCATCAGACTTAAAACTTGTTGAGAAAGCTGAACCTAAACAAGCTACTTCTGAGTTTGAAAGATTAGTTGATAGTCTTCCAATTTCAGATGAGAAGAAACAATCAATGAAAGCTCAAAGAGCTACTTCTATGATGTCTGGAGATACTTCAGGTCTTAAAGCTATTACAGCTGAATTAGCTCAAGCTCGTTTAGATGCTTTAAAATTAGAAACAAAGCAAAAAGAAGAGAAAGCTAACGATGAAAAGAGAATGGCTATTGAAAAGCTAAGCTCTGTAGAGTCAGCTGTTGATACTACTTTAAACACTGCTGAGAGAGCACTTAAACTAGCTCCGGGAACAATGCTACAAGCTACTAATCAAGCTTTGTTTAATAACATTCCATTCTCAGATGCTAAGTCAATGAAGAATTTAGTAGGTTCTTTAAATAGTGAGAAAGCTTTACAGACACTTGAGCAATTAAAGTCACAAAGCAGAACAGGTGCTACAGGTTTTGGAGCTTTAACAGCACCTGAACTTCAACTTATTATTGATAAGACACGTAGTTTAGACCCAACTGACAAGATGTTTAAGGAAAACTTAGGTATTGTCATGGATGGTTGGAGAAAGGTTAGAAACTCCTCAATGGATAGTCGTATTAACCTTCAAGGTAAAGGTGAGAAACTTTCTTCACTTAAATCAAAGGTAGCAGCTGTTAAAGCCAAAGGATCAATGACAGCTCAAGAGAAGTCTGAGATTGAAGGTTTGAAAGCAGAACTAGGAGTTAATTAATGGCTAATGAATTTGACATTTCTGGTATTCCAGTAGAAGGTCAGCCGCAAGTAGCACCTGCACCAAAGCCAATGGAAGACCCCGGTACTTCTGTTCTAAGCCCTAATTATCGTCCTCGTGGTGCTTTTGGTGGTCAGCAAATGGGAGGAGCTGTTTTAGGAATTCCCGGTACTGTTTTTGGCCCAATAGGTTCTGCTGCTGGATCTTTTGTAGGTGGAGCTGCAGGAGAACTTGCAGAACAAGTAGTTAGAGAAGAGCCTATTTCAATTACTCGTGCAGCTATGGCTGGTTTAGAAGAGGCTGCTTGGGATGCTGGTGGTAATCTTGTTATTAAAGGACTTGGTAAGACACTGAGGTTTGGTGGTGACATACTAGGCTTTACTAAGAAAGATATTCCAGATGCTAATAAAGCAGCTCAGACATTCTTAGAGAAACAAGGGTCTTCATTACCAGCTTCAGCACGTACAGGAAGCAACCTTGATGCAACCTTAGAAGGGCTTGTAAATACTCCGGCTACTTCTGATTTGTTTAAGAACAAACAACAAGAGATTGCAACTGCATTACAAGCAGGTCAACAGGATGTATTGAAGAAGTTTACAACGTCACCCGAGTTTGAACAAGCACTACGTAGTGGTTCATCAGCTCAAGTAGCTTCTGGACAGGTGTTTCAAAACTTCATAAAAGAAGGTGAAAAGGCTTTAAGTGAGTCTGTAGACCCTATCTATACTCGTATTTTTTCAGCAGTCCCTAAAAGTAACTTACTTGAAGTAACAACTGGAGGTGCTCCTCAAGTTAATATGTTCTCAGTTAAATCATGGGCTAACAAAGAACTACAAAATCCAGCTGAATTGACAGCAGGTCAGCGTTCAATTTTAAATGAAATGAAAGCTCTTCCACCAACTGTGGATTTCTTTACACTTCACAAGATGCGTTCACGTTGGTTAGCTGAGAATCGTGATAAGTATGCTTCTATGAGTTCTGAGAAAGATTCTAGAGCTTCTGGCACTATTTCAAATGTTATTAAACAATTTGATGATGCTTTAGATTTCTCAGCTGGTAGAACACTTCCTCCTGAGTTACTTAAAGAATATAAGACAGTAACTAAATCATACAGAGATAGTATTCAAAATCTTCAATCAGATACTATTCAACAAGCTCTTGCAAAGCGTCCTGAAGAAGTTGGTTCTTACCTTTTTGCTAATGGTAATGAAACAACCATTAAGGATGTTTACAAAGCAATGGCTACAGCGGGTAACTTAAATAAGAAGTCTTCTACAGAAGTTATGAATGCTTTGCGTGTAGGATACTTAGATGCTCTTACACAAACACCTGAGAATATGCTTAAGTTCTCTAAAGATCTAGAGCAGAATAAAGCAATGCAAAACACTTTCAATGTTCTCTTTGGAGGAACACCTCAGAAGGAAGCTATTGAGGCTATGAACAATGCAGCTAAGTTAGGTCTTATTGCACCATCTAAAGAAGCAGGGTTTAACATGGCTACAGCAGGTGCTATGAAAAGTCTTGCCGGAGCAGCTGCATTATATGGTTCTGGTTATATTATTCTTCTAAACCCTAAGCAACAACAACAAGCTAAGGATAACTTACCCGGTGTTCTTGTCACAGCTGGTGGACTTTTGTTATCTCAACGTAATTTAGCTAAACTGTTACTTGATCCTAAGGGTGCTAAGTCATTGAAGTTTATTGCTACAGCTAAGGATAAACTTTCTAGTCCTACAGCCTTTACTAAATTGGTTATTGAGCCAATGAATAATATTTTAAATACTCCAATGTCATTTGAACAGAATCCTTTTCAAATTAAGAGTGAATACGATATTTCAAACTTACCTATTAAGTAACCTCAATGAAGAGGCTAACTCTAGCCCTTCTAATCCTTTTTACGAGTTTTATAGCTACGGCTGGCTTCGACCCTAATGCAGATAGATGTGTTAGGTGGACATGGAAGTGGGCTGCTGACTATAAGACTCGTATTGTCGTGTGTCTCGAATGGAAGAAAGCATATAACAAATGATTGATCCAATGACAGCACTTGCTGGAATACAGTCAGCAATATCAATGGTTAAGAAGGCTAGTAAGGTAGCCAACGATCTAGGTTCTCTTGCACCTATGATTGGTAAGATGTTTGATGCTAGGAGTGTAGCTACAAAGGCTATGCTTCAGGCTAAACAGTCTGGTAAGGGTTCCAACATGGGAACTGCATTACAAATTGAGATGGCTTTGGAGCAAGCTAGAGCCTTTGAAGAAGAACTTAAAATGCTCTTTATGCAGACTGGAAAGATTGATGTCTGGAATAAGATTAAGGCTAGGCAAGCTGAGATGGATTTAGCTGATGCTAAAGAACTAAGTGCTCTGAAGAAAGCTGAGAAAGCTGCCAAAGAGAAAGAACAAGAGATGAATGAACTAGCCATGATTATTGGTGGTGTTGCTTTTGTCTTACTTTTGGTGTTTATTGGCGTGAATGAGATGATGGATTTCTGTGCAACTACTCGTAGGTGTGGTAGATGAACGAGTACCAAAAGACATTTGACCTATGCCTAAAGATATTTGTCTATGGTCTAGTAGCTCTGTACTTCTTAGGCTTCCTTAAGTTTCTCCCTGATGATCTTTCTGACAAGATTGTTGCTTTATTATTATCTAAGATAGGACTCTAATGTTATCACTATTTTCTACCCTCGGTGGTCTACTAATCTCAGGTCTTCCTAAACTATTAGACTTCTTCCAGAACAAAGCTGACCAGAAGCATGAGTTAGCTTTAGCTCAAGTACAGACTGAACGTGAACTTCAAATGGCTGCAGCTGGCTTTGCAGCTCAAGAGCGTATTGAAGAGATTCGTACAGATCAGATTTCTATGCAGACTGATGCTCAGATGACTGAAGCTGCATTGAAGCATGATGAGAAGATCATGGAGAGAGCTAGTACATGGGTGGTTAACTTCGTAGGTACTGTACGTCCTGTAGTGACTTACATCTTTATCCTTGAACTGTGTGCCATCAATGCTTGGATTGCAATCTATGTCAGTAACCATCCTGAGTTGATTACAAATATTGATAACTTGATTGCAGTCTCTGACATTATCTTTAGCAGTGATGAGATGGCTATGCTTGGAGGTATCATAGGCTTCTGGTTTGGCTCACGTAGCTGGAGTAAGAAGTGAAGCTAAGCAAAGCTGGAGCTGACTTGATGCACAGGTTTGAGGGATGCAGGAATAAACCTTACCTGTGTCCTGCTCATATCTGGACTATTGGTTATGGTCATGTCCTCTATCAGGAACAGATACGCTTACCAATGGTAGCTAAAGAGGGACAATCTACGATGATTCGTAAGGAGTACCCATTGAAACAGGAGGACAATCGTGTATGGTCTAAAGAGGAAATCGAGAAACTATTCGCAGATGATGTCGGTCTTTTTGAACGTGGTGTTCTTCGACTTGCTCCTACTCTATCTGGTCGTCAAGGGGCTTTCGATGCGTGTGTCTCTTTTGCCTTCAATGCCGGACTGGGCAATTTTCAGCGGTCTACTATTCGGATGAAGATAAATAGAGGTGAATGGGATGCAGCTGCTGAAGCTTTCATGCAGTGGACTAAGGGAGGTGGTCGAGAACTGCCCGGCTTAGTTAAACGAAGGAAAGCTGAAGTAGCTTTATTCCTCAGTAGTTTCCAAGAAGATGATGAGTAACAGAAAAGCCCCAAAGGATCACTCCTAAGGGGCTTTTTAGTTATCCTAGTATATTCTTCAGTTCATGACGATTAATCAAGGATAAATGCTAAGGTTAAGAAGCCTATGTGTAAGTAGATAACTTGATTGGCTTCATCTGACATATTGTTCTCATCATCCATGATGTACAGTTCATCAGCTTCAATGCCAAAGACTAAGCCAGTCTTGAATTCAAAGTCAAGTATCATATCTCACACGCACCAGCGGTACACGCTAGTGTCTGAGCACCTTCTACGTTGTCAGTACCTTCAACCAGTTTTTCCCAGTCAATACCAGCTGGCATACCAGCAACCATAGCATGATACTCTTCTTCAGTCATGGACTCATAAGGAGCTTGTCGGTATGTTCCACCATCCATAGGTAGGAAGCTCACACCTGTAATCTCATCAAAGTTATTCCACACCCAAGCACCAACTTCAGGCCACTCAGTCTCAGTCACTGAGATAGTCACTGAAGGCTTATGCTCACAGTAGTGACGCTGGAACAGTAGCCACAGTTTCAAGTGTTGGATAGCATTCAAGTCCTCACGCAGTACAGCACCCTTCTCAACTCGCATTGGGAAGCTAAAGATAGTTGTGCTATCAGGCTTCATCACACAAGCCTCTGAAGGGAACCCTTGAGATTGCAAGAAGGCAGTCAGAGGGTCTTTGTTATCAGAGCGTACCCGACGAATAAAGTACTGACTGTGCTGAGGGTGGATGCCACTAGCAGTGCCTGTGAGCTGCGATACAGTTCCTTCTGGCTTAATGGCAGTGATGGCAGCACTACGATTAATACCGATAGCGTCAGCAAACTGAGCGTTAGTGTCAATAGCAACATTCTTAAGTCCTTCCAAGATAGCTGGCAGCTCAGTGTTATCAGGGTCATTGAGCAAAGCATTGTCCAAGATACCAGTCATAGATACACCCAGCAAACGCTCATCTTCAGTGTTTGTCTGCCACACCTTACGCAGGTACGGGAAGTTAGTCATCGTCGATTGAAAAGTCCCCAGAATAGTAGCCAAGCGCACTTTATTCCGTAGAGTATCCACACTATCA